GGAGATACTCCTGAAGATGGAGTACCTTTAAAAACAGTTTATACAACAGATATGATGTATGCCTTAATGAAAGCAATTCAAGAACAACAAGTTATAATAGAAGATTTACAAACACAAATTAACGAGGTTAAAAATGGCAATTAACTATACATGGGATGTTAAAACTGTAGATGCAAAAAAAATAGATGGCAACGCTGATACTGTCTTTAACGTACATTGGCGATTAAACGCTGAAGATGATGCTAATACTGTAAAAGATATGCAAGGTAACGATATACCTGCTACTGCTTCAGTATATGGTACACAAACTTTAGATACTTCAGACCTATCAGACTTCACTGCTTTTGCAGATTTAACCTCAAGTGACGTACAAGGTTGGGTTGAAGCAGCTATGGGTGAAGATGAAATCCAAGCTAAAAAAGATGGTCTTGATGCTCAGATTGACGAATTACTAAATCCTGTAGTGCAAACAAAAACTATAGGTGGTTAAATATGGCAAATAAAATTACCTTAGACGACAAGGATTACTATATAGATGAGATGTCTGATGAACAAAAATATTTAGTATCTTTAGTTCAAGAACAACAAGTAAAAATTTCTCAAGCCAAAAAAGATATAGACGTAGCAACTGCTGCTAATCAAGTTTTAGTAGCACAACTTAAAAATTCTTTAGAAGAAAAGGTAGAAACTAAACAAATAGCAGAGGGCTAAGATGTTTGGTATATCCGCATTTGCTCAATCTCCTTTTGCAGCATTAGGCGGAACTCCTGTAAGTGTAGAAATATCTGGAGTAGTAGCTACTTCTGCTTTAGGCACCACTACACAGCTAGGCTCAGCAAATATAACCCTGACTGGTTTATCAGGAAACTCTGCCTTATCTGGCGTAGGAGTAAACGGAAAAGCTTTTGCTAACCTTCCTAGCTTAGTATCAACTATAGGCTCTGTAGCTGTAACGACAGATGCCGAAGCAAATGTGACCCTGACAGGTCAATCTATATCGACTTCATTAAATACTGTAGGTATTGACGCAGGCGGAGAAATTTCTGTAATCGGATTTAATGTTAGTTCTAATTTATCTAATTTAACTATCTCAGGTAAATCAAATACAGACCTAACAGGACAAACTACTTCTTCATCTTTAGGAGCTCTCTCTATAGATGCTGAGGCAAATACTACTCTTACAGGCGAAAGCATAACTACTGCTATTAGTTCTGTAGGAGTTAATGGTAAGGCTATAGCTACTTTGCCATCTTTAGTTTCTACAGTGGGCTCAGTATCAGTTTCTACAGATGCAGAAGCTAATGTATTTTTGACTGGTTTAGCAGTAGTAAATTCTTTAGGCACTATATCCTTAATTACAAATAACAATATATCTGTCTCAGGCTATAGTCTTACAAATACATTAGGCACAACAAGCGTAACAGGTAAAGCAAACGTAATCCCAACAACTTTAATAATCAACAGCTCAGTAAGTAATAATTTACTTATTTGGAGTATTTTAGATGAGGTGCAAAACTCAAACTATAATGAAATTTCAACCACACAAAACTCAAATTACACTGAAATTAATGAAACTCAAAATGCAAATTATGAAGACGTTGCATGATATAATAACGGAAAAAAATTATGGCTAGCGTATTTACTAATAATTTAAGGCTCAACGAAATGGGCACTGGAGACCAATCTGGTACTTGGGGTGTAACTACTAATACAAATCTACAATTAATCGGTGAAGCTTTAGGCTATGGCACCGAAGCTATATCAACAAACGCTACAGCTCATAGTTCAGAAGTTGCAGACGGTACAGCAGACGCAGCTAGGGCTATGTACGTTAAGTACACAGGTACTTTGAATGCGACCTGCACAATTACTATCACTCCAAATACAATGAAGAGAGTACAAATTGTTGAAAACGCTACTTCTGGTGGTCAATCTATAATAGTAAAACAAGGCTCTGGCACTACAGTAACTATCCCTAATGGCACCTCTAAAGTATGTGTTTTAGACGGTAGCGGAGGTTCTGCAAATGTCATTGATGCTTTAAATAATTTAGCAATAGGCGGTGATTTAACTATTGGCGGTGATGACTTAAAAATGGCAACAAATACAGCTGGTCATTTTTTAGTAGGTGATGGCACAAATTACAATCCAGTAGCTATGAGTGGTGACGCTACACTAGCTTCTAACGGTGCAATAACAATAGCTAACGATGCAGTAGGAGCAGACCAATTAGCAAGTGACGCTGTAGTAAACGCAAGCATTTCTGCCAGTGCAGGAATTGCTTTTAGCAAAATGGAAAACTTAACAACATCCAGAGCCTTAGTATCTGATGGCAATGGAGATGTTTCTGTAAGTGCAGTGACTGCAACAGAAGTTGGCTACCTTGATGGCGTAACTTCTGCCATACAAACTCAACTGAACAATCTTAGTTCAGGCAAATTAGGAAACACTGTTAATGCTTGGCATGATTCTTCGGATTCGGTAAATAGACTTTATTTTGTTCAAAATGGAGCTACACTTTTTAAAACAGCTACAGAATTTCAATTTAGAAATGCTTCAGATGTAATTAGAGCATCGATAGATGCTAGTGGTAATGGAATATTTGAGGGTAATGTCACAGCCTATGGCTCTGCATCTGATTTAAAACTTAAAGAAAATGTAGAAGTAATTCCCAACGCATTAGAAAAAGTAAAAGAACTTAAAGGTGTAAACTTTGCTTATAAAAAAGACGGAAAAAGAAGCACAGGACTAATAGCACAAGATTTACAGAAAGTTTTACCAGAAGCAGTTTATACATCAAAAGACTTACAAGATGAAGAACATTTAGCTATTCGTTATGGCAATACAGTGGGTTTGTTAGTAGAGGCAATAAAGGATTTAAGCAAACAAGTAGAAACAATAAAAAATGGCACTGCCTAGTAGCGGTACTTTAAGCCTTAATCAAATCCACGTTGAAGCAGGCGGAATTAGTGGCACTTCTTGTTCTATAAATGATAGCGACATAAGAGGCTTGATAAGCAAAGGCTCTGGTGCATCTATGTCATTTTCTGAATGGTATGGAGCATCCGCAGCACCACCATATTGGGAAGTTACGGTAACGAATGGGCTTTTTGGCAGATATTTGGGCGGTGCAAGTCAAATGCGTTACAACGGCTTTACAGTCGCTAACACTGGTCTTGCTGGAAACAATGCAGCTTCAGGCTCAGTAAATTCGTATTCACAATCAGGATATATAGCTGGAGCATCTTTAAGAGCCCTCTATGTCAGCCATCATTCTAATACAGGTGGGATGGAGCTAGGTATGATAGTCAGTGGTAACGTGCCAAATCATTTCATCAACTCAGGTTGGAGCACTATTCAAATAATCCAACCAAACGGAACAATTACTTCTTGGAGTAGGTTTTACGCAAGCTATTCGTATGATTCTACAAGAAATCAAACAAGTTGGTACACCACTTACTATGGGGGTCTACCTAATGGTACGCAACTTAATTTACCACCCTTCTACACACAAACTAATGCACAATCTGTGGTAAGAATTTATAATTAAGATGGAAAATTTTTTTTTGTTTTGTTTAATTGTTATAATCAGTAAGGTGCTATTAAAAGCAATAAGACCTGATATAAACAGGTGTCTTAATAAAAAAATAAAAAAATTAATAAAATGAGCAGAACAACAGCAAACGAAGTTGATAAAAGATTGTTAGCACATGAATCTGCATGTGCTCAAAGATGGGAAGAAAGTTACCGCAGATTTGATGCTATTGACGCATCTTTAAAATCTCTAAATCTTTCTATAAGAGGCATCTTAGGATTTACCATAGTTACTTTATTAGGCATTGTAGGTTACTTTGCAAATCTAGTAATAACATTTAATATAACTTAAAAGATAGTGATTTGACATGAGGTACACATGGAAGAAAAAATTACTATCAACGATGAAGATAAAAAAACTCTTAAATTAGAATTAGAGCTTGACGCAAAGCAAGCAGAAAATTTACCAAACAAATACCAAACTTTTATAGATTTAGCCAAAGCTATAGATGCTTGGCGTATATTCCCAAGGGTTTTTATTAGCGTGTACATATTTTTACTTTATAAAGTAACTATGTGGTTTATGGCTCTTGAAAGCCCAACTTTAGAACAAAGCGGTTTAGTTTCTATAGTAGTTGGTGCAGGAGCTGCTTGGTTTGGGTTATACGCAGGCACAGGAAAAAAAGATAAATGAAAGAAATATTTGTCTTAATTTCAGAAGTAGGCTTTCCTATCGCAATAACTTTAGTAAGCGGTTTTTTTATTTTTTTAACAATTAAATATTTACTTGATAGCGTTATAGGTCAAATTAATGGTTTATACAATATCATTGATGCTCTGGATAATAGAGTAAAAACTATGAACCACGACATAATTAGAATAGACGCTACAATGTGTTCTGTTTTAGGAATTAGACCTGACTTAGATAGAATATCAAGGGCAGATGGTAAAGAAGATGCAAGAAGAGATTAGTGACAGCATACGTTGATTTAATAGCAGAATATGGATTTCCTATTGTAGCCACAGTAGGCTTGATATACATGCTTTATTTTATTTGGCAGTTTATTACCTTCAAGATAAAAAAAAGGCTATCTGAAGCACATACAACGCTTATAAAGCTAGTTGATAGGATAAGGATGCTCGATAATGATTTAATTAGATTACAACAAAAATTAGACACTGTAATTGAATTAAGAGAGCTAAAAGAAGAAGAAAACGCAGATAATAGAAAAAATAAAACAATGGAAGATTTAGCAGAAAGGGCAAAGAAAAATTAATTTCTCTGCCCTTTTGACTAATTATAACTATAAATTTATGGAGGAAATTTATGTTGATTTATATTATACATTTGTACACTTTATAGGCAAGTAAATTTATTAAGTTTTACAAAATTGTGTTAAAGTATTTTATGGATAAATTATTAAAATTATCTGCAATTTTATTTTCTGTAATTTTTTTTGGTTGCGATAAAACATTTGTTAGCTATGACCAAGAAAACAAAACCTTTGTAATAAACAAAGGCAAGCCCTCTACAGAAACAATAATCATTAAAAAAGGAGATACTTGTGAAGTTGTAGACGATTTATTTGTGGTGTGTGGTAAATGAGTAAAATTTTGTTAGGCGTGATATTTGTCTTGTTATCTTTGTGTGGTTTTCTGTATTGGCAAAACTCATCTTTAGCATCTTTGAATAAGGCTTTTGAATTAAGAGACCAAGAACAAAAACTTACGATTGACACTTTGCAAAAAGATTTCCAGCTACAAACCAAAGGTCTATTAGAATTACAATCAAAAAATCAAAAAATTCAAACTGAAATGAATAAGTATCTTGATATTTTTAAAAGACACAACCTAAGCAAGTTGGCAGAAGCTAAGCCTGCTTTAATAGAAAAGAGGATAAACAATGGCACAAAAGAAGTTTTTGATAGCATTGAAGAAGACAGCAGGATTATTGATAATCTTGATGATGGTCTACAACTGCTCCCTAATTCCTAAAGAAGTAGAAGTAATTAGCAAGCCTGTTGAAAGGACAATAGCTCAGCCTATACTGCCTAGAGAAATAGACCTGAAAGAACCTTTTTGGTTTGTAGTATCTAAAAACAATGTAGACGATTTTTTATCAAGAGTTGAAAAAGAACAAGGTAGAATAGTGTTTGTTGCTATGTCTATACCAGACTATGAGCTTATGTCATATAACATGCAAGAATTAAAAAGATACATAAACGAACTTAAAGAAGTAGTGGTTTACTACAGAAAAGTTACAACCAATGAACAATAGTATGAATATATCTGAAGAAGGTATAGCTCTCATAAAAAAATTTGAGGGCTGTGAATTAAAGGCTTATCTTTGTCCATCTGGTGTATGGACAATAGGTTATGGCAGAACAAAAAAAGTTAAAGAAGGTGACACCTGCACTCAAGAGCAAGCTGATGAGTGGCTTAAAGAAGAGATGCCAGAGTATGAAGGCTATATAAATCATTTTGTAGATGCACAGCTAAATCAAAGTCAGTTCGATGCTTTATGTAGTTGGGTCTACAATCTAGGACCTACAAATTTAAAATCATCAACTTTACTAACAGTCTTAAATCAAGAAAGATTTGATGATGTACCAAGAGAAATAAAAAGATGGAATAAATCAGCAGGACAAGTTTTACAAGGTTTAGTAAACAGAAGAGAGGCAGAGGCTTTATTGTTTGAAGGTAAAAAGTGGTACTAAATGATTTATAATAGTTCTGGTCAGTATATGACTAGAGCTAGGGAGATTAAGCTGTCACTATCACCTTCCTAGCTCGAAATAAAAATGAAAGATATTTCTTACAAAGACTTTGACATTCTATCTCCAGCAGAAAAAGAAGAAGCCATAACTCTACTTTCCAGATATGAACAAATAGATAAACAAGATGGCTGTCAAAAAGATTTTTTAAAATTTGTAAAACACATGTGGGGTGATGCTTTTATACAAGGCAAACATCACAAAATTATTGCAGAAAAATTTAACAGGATTGCACAAGGCAAGCTCAAAAGATTAATTGTTTGTTTACCGCCTAGACACTCTAAATCAGAGTTTGCTTCTACTTTTTTACCAGCATGGCTCATGGGATTAAATGGCAGCTTGAAGATAATACAGTGTACGCATACAGCAGAATTAGCTGTAAGGTTTGGCAGAAAAGTAAGAAACTTGATTGATAGCGAAGACTATAAATTTATATTTCCAAACCTAAGCCTACAAGCAGATAACAAAAGTGCAGGAAGATGGACAACAAACCAAGAAGGTGAAGCTTTCTATGCTGGTGTTGGCGGTGCAATCACAGGTCGTGGTGCAGACTTACTGATAATTGATGACCCACATTCTGAGCAAGACGCTTTATCACCCAAAGCTTTAGAGTCTGCTTATGAATGGTATACGTCTGGTCCAAGACAAAGGTTACAGCCGGGTGGCACTATTATCATAGTAATGACTAGATGGAGCACAAAAGATTTGGTTGGCAAACTTTTAAAGAAACAAGGTGAAGAAAACGCTGACCAATGGGAGATAGTAGAGTTTCCTGCATTAATGCCAGACACAGAAAACCCTTTGTGGGGTGAGTTTTGGAAAAAAGAAGAGTTACTAGGTGTAAAAGCTTCTTTACCTGTAAGCAAATGGAACTCTCAATGGATGCAAAATCCTACAGCTGAAGAAGGCAGTATTGTCAAAAGAGAATGGTGGAATACATGGCATGAAGAAAAAGTTCCACCATATAGTTATGTAATACAAAGTTACGATACAGCTTTTTCCAAAAAAGAAACCGCAGACTACAGTGCCATAACAACTTGGGCGGTTTTTGAAAACGAAGAAGATGGCTCACAAAACATCATACTTTTAGACGCAAAAAGATTTAGAGTTGATTTTCCTGAGCTTAAAAAAGAAGCTTATGAAGAATATAAATATTGGGAACCTGATTGCGTTTTAATTGAAGCTAAAGCATCAGGCACACCACTTACACAGGAGCTTAGAAGGATGGGTATTCCTGTTACGGCTTACTCACCTAGTAAGGGTCAAGACAAAATTGCAAGGATGAATAGTGTGGCTCCTATATTTGAGTCAGGTATGGTCTGGGCTCCTGACGAAAAATTTGCAGAAGATGTTATTGAAGAAATGGCTTCTTTTCCATTTGGAGACCATGATGATTATTGCGATAGTGCGACCATGGCATTAATGAGATTTAGGCAGGGTGGCTTTGTTTCTTTGCATGAAGACTATCAGGAAGAAATGCAAGGATTAAGAAAAAATAGAATGATATACTATTAAAATGGCTAAGTTTGTAACCTCGCTTATCTTAGGTGGTGAAAAATTCACAGGACCTGACCTTGATTGTGAAAACATTGAAGAAGCAGAAAAGGTTGCAAAAGAACTTGGCTTAGAGGTTGATGGAGAGGTAGTTGCAGAAGGCAAAGAGATTGACGAAGATGTTATGGAGCTTATTATGGCTTATCTAGGCATTGATGAAGATAGGGTTTTACACTAATGGTTGATAAAAAATTAGGTACAGAAGACGATTTAGACATTAATGAGTCTGGAAGTATTACCGAAGTAGAAGTAGAAAAACCAAGAGGCGAGCTTATAAGAGAAGCTGCTGAAATTTTGGTTACAGAAGAGGGCTTGCTAACCGATGAAGAAATGTTGGAACAAGAAGAAGTTTTAGAAACAGATTTCAATGCAAACCTAGCTGATTTCTTAAGTGTAGATACTTTAAATAAACTAGCACAAGATTTAATTGGTAGTATTAAAAACGATTTAGAGTCAAGAAAAGACTGGGAAGATACTTACACAGATGGCTTGAAATACTTAGGCATGAAGTTTGATGAAGCAAGGTCACAACCATTTGAAGGTAGTTCAGGCGTTATACACCCAATCTTGGCAGAAGCTGTGACTCAATTCCAAGCACAAGCTTATAAAGAATTGTTACCTGCTAAAGGACCTGTTAAGACACAAATACTAGGTGTTAGAAACGCTGATACAGAATCACAGGCAGATAGAGTTAGAGAATTTATGAATTATTACATTATGAATGTAATGAAAGAATATGACCCAGAGCTTGACCAACTTTTATTTTATTTACCTTTAGCAGGCTCTGCATTCAAAAAAGTATATTTTGATTTTGTACTGAATAGGGCTGTATCTAAGTTTATACCTCCAGAAGATTTAATTGTTCCTTACGAGTCTGCTGATATATCCAGTGCAGAAAGAATTACACATGCTATAAGCATGTCAAAAAACGAAATTAAAAAACAACAACTGACTGGCTTTTATTCAAACATAGATTTACCAGATGACATATATGGTGAAGAAGACGATGTACAGAAAGAAATAGATGAAATACAAGGCATAGAGCCTAGTTACGCAGAAGATAGAAGCAGAACCATATACGAAACACATACTATTTTAGATTTAGAAGGCTTTGAAGATGTCGGTGCAGATGGAGAGCCTACAGGATTAAAGCTTCCATACATAGTTACTATTGATAGAGATGCAGGTAAGGTTTTATCCATAAGAAGAAACTTTCAGCCTGAAGACCCTTTGAAAAACAAAATAAACTTTTTTGTGCAATACAAATTTTTACCGGGTCTAGGTTTTTATGGTTTAGGTTTGTCACACATGATTGGTGGTTTATCTAAGGCTTCAACATCAATTCTAAGACAACTTATAGATGCAGGAACACTTGCTAATTTACCAGCAGGTTTCAAAGCAAGAGGCATGAGAATTAGAGATGAGGCAGAGCCTTTACAACCCGGTGAGTTTAGAGATATTGATACTACAGGTGGCAACCTTAGAGAAAACTTAATACCACTACCAATAAAAGAGCCAAGCAGTGTTTTGATGCAATTACTTGGCTTGTTAGTAGACTCAGGTAAAAGGTTTGCTGCTATTGCAGATATGAATGTAGGAGACATGAATCAAGCTATGCCTGTGGGCACAACAGTAGCTTTGTTAGAAAGAGGCACAAAAGTAATGTCTGCGATTCATAAACGACTGCATTATTCACAAAGATTAGAGTTTAATTTATTGGCTGATGTTTTTGCAGACTATCTGCCACCAGAGTATGACTTTGAGACAGGCTCAGGACCAAGACAAATTAAATTGTCAGACTTTGATGAAAGAGTAGACATAGTTCCTATATCAGACCCTAATATCTTTTCACAAAGTCAAAGAATTACTATGGCTCAAGAGCTATTACAAATGGTTACAGCTAATCCAGATGTGCATGGACCTGTTGGTATTTATGAAGCGTATAGAAGAATGTACGCTGCACTTGGCGTAGACAACATAGAAAGTTTATTACAACCACCGCCAGATACCACTCCTATGCCTATAGATGCAGGTATAGAAAATAGTAATTTACTTTTAGGACAGCCAGCACAAGCATTTCCTGAGCAAAATCATGAAGCACATGTAGCAGCTCATCAAAGTTTGTTTTTGTTAAAAACAGTCCAAGAAAACGAACAGTTACAATCCTTGATTGTTTCTCATGTTATGCAACATTTACAGTTTTTATCAGCACAACTTGCAGAACAACAAATGCCAGCAGAAGCTATGCAACAGATAGAAATGATGCAAGCACAGATTACTCAAGCACCGCCTGAAGAGGCTAAGGCATTGACACAGCAAATACAAATGATGCTTGACCAAATTAGCTCACCGATTATGGCATCTCTAACAGAGCAGTTTTTATCATCTATACAAATGCCATCTGGAGACCCATTAGTGGAAATAAGGCAAAAAGAATTAGAGCTAAGAGATAAAGAGCTTGATATGGAACAAGACCAGTTTGATGAAAAACAAGAACAAGCTAGAGAAAACAAAATGATAGAAGCTAGCTTGCAACAACAGAGAATTGATGTACAAAAAGCTATAGCAGATGATAAACTGCAATTAGCTATAGATAGAATGAGACAGCAAGCTGATTTAAAACTAACAGAATTAGAGGTTAAAACGAGGCAATAATGACTACATCCTATATTAAAGAAAGGCAAGCAGAGCTTAAAAAACAAAAACAAGAAGAAAGACTCAAAGAAATTGCTAAAAGAGCTGAAGCACAAGCTGCTGAAGAAGAAAAAAGAATTGCTAACGAATTAAGAATACAAAAGAAAATGGCTAGAATTTCTGGTTTAAAAACAGGCATGGAAAATGATGAAGAGCCTGTAGCTGAACCAAAAAAACCTAAAAAGAAAACTGTCACAAAAAAGAAAACTGTCACAAAAAAGAAAACAAAACCAAAAAAATAATACATGGCAGATGTAATTGACTTTGTTGAAAGCCAACAAAGAGAGATAGACAGAGACATAAGCGACATACAAGACACTCTTATGTCTGGAAATTTAAAAGACATGGAACACTATAAATTCTTGCAAGGAAAGCTAGAAGCACTTTATAATATGCAAGATTTTATAAAAAATTACTTTAAACAAGATGACTGAACCAGTAGAAAAGAAAGAATTAGAAAATAACATAATTCAATCTGCTTACGTTGAGCCTAAAGAAGTTGTTTTAGACCCAGAAAAACTAGACGCTTCTCTTGTTGAAAGAATGCCTACTCCGACTGGCTGGAAAATTTTGGTGTTACCTTATAGAGGTAAAGGCAAATCAAAAGGCGGAATTATAATGACTAAAGAAACTGTAGACAGAGAAAGTCTGGCTACTGTAGTTGCTTATGTTGTTAAAAAAGGACCGCTTTGTTATTCGGATGAGGAAAAATATGGAGCTCCTTGGTGTGAAGAAGGTCAATGGGTTTTGATTGGTAGATACTCAGGAGCAAGATTTAAATTAGAAGATGGTGCAGAAGTAAGAATTATCAATGATGATGAAATCATCGCAACAATTCTTAACCCTGATGATATAGTGAGCTTATAAATGAACGAAGTTGAACAGCAAGTACAAAACGAAGAAGAAATACAAATAGAAATTGTTGATGAGGAAGTGTCTCAAGATACACAGCCTGCTCAAGAAACAGTTGCTACAGATGATGAGCTAGACGAATATACAAGAGGCGTATCAAAAAGAATTAATAAGCTAAATGCAAGAGCAAGAGATGCTGAAGCAAGAGCAGAACAGTATGAAAATTTAGCAAAACAAAAAGACCAAAGAATTAAAGATTTAGAAAGTCAGGCAGCAACCCTTAACGACAGTGTTATTACAGCAGAAGAAAAAGCTATTGAAGCAAGAGAAAGACAAGCCGATGAACTTTTCAAAAAAGCTTATGAGTCTGGAGATGCAGAGCTAATTTCAAAAGCCGACACTTTAAAAAACGACATTGCTATACAAAAAGAGCAAGTCAAACTTGCAAAAAATAGAAAACAACAAGCTCCAGAGCCTGTGCAAGAAGTACAAGAACAAAATACACAACAGCAACCTGTGGTGCCAACAGAAGAAGCTTTAATGTGGAAAAGCAGAAATCCTTGGTATGGAGCTGATGCAGAAACAAATAATGTTGAGGCTACACAGTATGCTAATTACACTCATATAAATCTAGTAAACGAAGGTTACGAGCCTGACTCAGATGAATACTACGATGAGCTAGATAAAAGAGTGTATAATGTTTATCCAGATTTAATGAATACACAAAACGCCAAAGAAAAAGAAGTCAGACCCACTGTGCAAAGAGTCGCTTCTGCTTCTGTAGGAAGTAGGCAAAAAACACAAGGCAACAATAAAAATGGAGTAACTTTTTCTAAGTCTGAAAAAGAACGCCTTCTTGGGCTTAAGCCTTATAACATGTCTGAAGAAGACTGGCTGAAGCAAGTTGCAAAGCAAAAGCAAAAAATACAACAAAAAGAGGCAAGATAATGGCAGACAAAAAAGAGTTAGATACCATGAGAAACCAACGTGAAACCGAGACACACGCTAAAACAGCTCGTAGAAAACCTTGGTCTCCTGTCAAGAAACTGGACACACCCCCTGCACCTGATGGTTATGAATACAGATGGATAAGAGGGTCATTTCTTGGTCAAGAAGATGCAAATAACATTTCATATAGGATGAGAGAAGGTTGGGAATTTGTTCAAGCCTCATCTCTACCTGATGGTTGGGATTTGCCTTACCTTGGCGAAGATAAAGGTAGACTGGCTGGAGTAGTACATAACGAAGGGCTTTTTTTAGCTAAAATACCTGTTGAAACTATCCAAGAGAGAAGAGCTTATTATGAAGGCAAAACCTCACAAGCTAATGAAGCATTAGACAACACTATGTTTAATGAGTCTGGCAAGGATGGTCGATACGTCAAGTACGATAGCAAAAGAGAGTCTCAGGTTACTTTTGGTAAAAGCCAGAAGTAATTTTTTTTAGAGGTAAACTAACATGGCGAATAAAAACGCAGCCTTTGGCTTAAAAGCTGTTCGCATGATGGGTGGTGCTCCCTATTCTGGTGGACAATCCAGATATAGAATTGCAAGTGGTGCTACAACTCCTATTTATCAAGGAGATTTGGTTACTCAGCTTACTGCTGGTGTAATTGGTAGACACGCTGCTTCTGGCACTGTTCCTATCGTTGGTGTTTTCAATGGTGTCTCGTACACAGACCCAACAAGTGGCGAACAAGTTTTTAAAAATTATTATCCGGGTAGCATAGCTGCTTCGGATATCGTAGCTTCTGTGATTGACGACTCAAATGTTGTCTTTGAAGTTCAAGCAGACGCAGCATTTCCTGTTGCTGATTTGTTTGGAAACTTTGACATTGTGGATGCAGGTGATGTAGGTGATGAAAAATCAGGTCGTAGTAACACACAACTTGATGTCACTACTGGAGCAACAACTGCTACTCTTCCACTAAAAGCGATTGATATTTCAGAAGACCCTGATAACAACGATGTTGCATCGGCTAACACCAATGTCCTATGTGTGATACAAAATCACATTATGGGTCAGAAAGGTGCTGGTCTAGCTTAAGAGAGGTAATATTTTATGGCAATTTCAAGAGCACAATTAGCAGCTGAATTAGAACCGGGTTTAAATGCACTCTTTGGTATGGAGTATGATACTTACGACCAACAGTATGCAGACATTTTTTCTATCGAAGACTCATCAAGAGCTTTTGAAGAAGAAGTATTAATCGTAGGTTTTGGCTCAGCTCCAAACAAGTCCGAAGGACAAGGTGTTGTATTTGACAATGCTTCAGAGTCTTACACTGCTAGATATACCCACGATACTGTGGCACTAGCTTTTGCATTGACTGAAGAAGCTGTTGAAGACAACTTATACGACTCACTAGGTAAAAGATATACTAAAGCTTTAGCTCGTAGTATGGCTAACACCAAAGAAGTAAAAGGAGCAAACGTATTAAACAATGCGTTTAATTCTTCTTTTGCTGGTGGTGATGGCAAGTCTTTAATAGCAACTGACCACCCTCTAGCAGGTGGTGGTACTGCTGCTAACAGAGCAACTACTATGGCTGACTTAAACGAAACATCTTTAGAAGATGCTTTGATTGATATATCAACATTTACAGACGACAGAGGTTTAACTATTTCTGTAAATGCTACAAAACTGGTCATTCCACCACAATTAACTTTTGTAGCTGACAGAATATTAAACTCTCCACAAAGAGTTGGTACGGCAGATAACGATATAAATGCTATTAGTAACACTGGTATGCTTCCGGGTGGTTACACAGTAAATCATTATCTGAATGACCCTGACGCTTTCTTCTTATTGACTTCTATTACAGAGCAAGGAGAAGGTCTGAAAATGTTCCAAAGAACAGCAATGGAAACCAACATGGAGCCTGACTTTAGTACAGGTAACATTAGATACAAAGCTAGAGAGAGATACTCATTTGGGTTCTCAAACTGGAGAGGTATCTATGGTTCTCAAGGAGCATAATTGAACCTTTAATAGGGTTTATTACTCAACTATTAAGAAGAAGGGCAGGTATTACACCTGCCCTTTTTTTTGATATAATGGTCTAAATTTCATTTTTCATTCTCCCAAGAAATGTAATTTATAAAATATAGGGCACTCTAATCAGGGTGCCCTTCTTATTCATAAAGACTGTTATAGCCCTCACCATCAAGCTCTTCTATTTGTCTTTTGTATTTCTTAAGCATTTTGTAGGCAATCTTTTGTTGAGCCATACTCCAGCTATTTTGTCTGGCTAGAGAAGCACCGAAGTCTTTATCAACACCATTAAAGCCAACACCATCTTGTGCTAAAGCACCATCACATCTTGAAGAAAGAAACTTCATGAATTTTTGAAGCAACTCTACTTTTTCTAATGATAAAGACTCAGCTATTTGATTGGCTTTGGCTTTTACTCTAGCTTTTTTGATTACCTTGTTAAGCTCTTTGTTTTCTTCGATAAGCTCTGGTATCTCGATTTTTTTCTCAACCACTACATCATCAAGAGCTCTAGCAGCTACTTTAGTTTTATCGACAATCTTTTTGGCAAACACTGCATCAAGTGAGCCTTCAACAACAATGTACTGAATAAGAACAGAAGATTCTTGACCAATTCTGTGTATTCTATCTTCTGCTTGGGCAATATCAGAAGGCACCCAATCAAGCTCTGCAAACACCATTTTAGATGCTCTAGTCAAAGTAAGACCAACACCAGCAGCTTTGATACTGCCAATGAAGACATCAGCTTGACCGCTTTGAAAAGCCTCAACAGCTTCGTTTCTTTCTACTTGGTTTTTCTCACCAGTTAGAACAACAACTTTTTTATCTTGCTTGATTAGCTCTGCTTCAAGCTGGGCAATGACATCTCTGTGGTGAGCCATGACTACCACAGGCTCGTTGAAAGACTCAAGGTGCTCAGCCACTGCTTTGACTTTCTTCTCAGCAGTAGCTTTTCTTTTTGAAGACATACTTGCAAAGTCTATGCTAGTAGAAAATTGGTCAGCATCCAGACTATAAGGGTCTACGTTAGGATTTTTATTTTTGTTGTTGTAGTCTTCGAAAGCAGAATATTCTGCTTTGATTTCTTTTTTATAAGACTCGTAAGGGAGCTCAATAATCTGTTTTACTTTGGCTGGCAAGTCTTTAAGAACCTCATCTTTTTTTCTTCTAATCATGAAGCTTTGTCTAAGTCTTCTTTGCAACTCATCTAGGTTTGAAGCTCCACTCCAATCCCAAACGCTTTTATTTCTAGCGACTTGTTTTTTGTGAAGACTGGCATATCTTTTTCCAAAACCAAATCTATTACCAAATGATTTATCGTCTAAGTAACCAGCAACAGCCTGTATTTCAATAGGTCTGTTAGGTATTGGAGTACCAGTCAGCATGATTTTTTTGTCAGCTTGCACGCTTAAAGCTGCTTTAGTTCTTTGAGCATCAGGATTTTTAAGATAGTGAACCTCATCCATAATCACAAGACTCCATTTTTTATCAAGTAATTCTTGATACTTTTGCAAGACATCGTAATTAATAATTACAATATCTTGCTTTTCATCAAGATTATCTTTGCCTGACATAATGACTTGCACATCTCTTTTATCAACCAACCAAGTCTCTAACTCTTTTTTCCAATTCAACTTAAGAGATGCTGGTGAAACAATTAGAACATCTTTTGGTTTATTGACATTAATAACACCGATGGCTTGAACAGTTTTGCCCAAGCCCATCTCATCACCAATCAAGATATTGTCTTTGTCTAAGCAATACTCAATACCAGCTTTTTGATAACCATAGTAATCAAGACCAGCTGGCACAGGATAATTTTTATCAGAGTCTACAGCTTGTGATTTTTCTAAAATATCTAAATCATCAGAGTATCTTTTGACAATCCAAACATCATCGTTCTTAGATACAGCATAGCCTGACTTTTTAAGAGCAGTTTTTTGTTCTCTCCAGACAGACCAAAAGAGTTCGCTGTTACTTTTGTTGAGCTCAGCTTCCTCTACATACCTGCCATCAGGTAGCTTTTGCTTTTGTGACCAATCTAAATCAAAGTTATCCATCATCTCACCATAGGTGCATCATCGAATGGATTTTCTTCCGCAAACTTCACAAACTCGGCATGTTTAGCTTCTGCTGCGTTGATTTCTTTATCAAATTTTACTTTCATAGCAGGTAGGTCAGGCTCAAAAGGTAGAGCCATATCTATCCATCTTTTAGTTTTTTTTGCATTGTTTACAAGAACTGATATTTCATCTTTAAAATCTTCAGTCTTTTTTACAATTTCTGCTTTAGTAAGTTTCATGACTAATTCCTCCATAATTTTTTATTAATCATATAGTTATAGTACACTATTTACAAACATTTGCAACTATTTACAAACAAATATTTACTTTAATTTTGACCAAAAATGATATAATCATGTCAATCTAGGTATTTATTAACAACTTTATCAACTGACCTAGCAGACAAGCCAAGATGATAAAGTCTTTCCTCAAGGAGGATAATATGGCAAATACAACATTTAATGGTCCTGTTCGTTCTGAGAATGGGTTTAAAACAATCATAAAAAACAGCACTACAGGAGCTCTCACAAATGAGATGACTCTTTCTACTTATAGCACTTCTATAACTATTGCTGCTTCTGGAACTGACCACAAAGAAAGTTCAATAGGTATACCGTCAAACTTTATTCCTATGGGTGTAGCAATTACTGTGACAAGTGCTGCTGCTAATAATGTGAATTTAGTGGACATTGGTACTGATGCAGATACTGATGGTTTTGTAGATGGTATCTCTGTAGCAATTAACTCAACTGGTTTCAAAGGATTTTTCCCTTGTAATGGTGTTTTAGGAATGTCTGGTGGTACTACAACAGCTGCTACAGAAACAGCTGATGAAGTAGAAGTAGTTATTTCTGGAACAGCAGGAGCTGGTGGTGTAGTTGCACTTAAGTTTTTTGGTATAGCATCTGACTCACCGACTGCGTAAAGGAGTAACTAATGGCAGATACAGTAACAACACAAACCATACAAGATGGTGAAAGAACAGCTGTCTTAAGATTTACCAATGTCAGCGATGGCAGTGGTGAGTCTGCTGTTAAGAAAGTGGATGTTTCAGCCTTAGCAAATAACTCAGCAGGAAAAGAATGCACTGAAGTTCATATTCAAAGAATATATTGGGCTACAGTTGGCATGTCAGTAAAATTAGAGTTTGACGCATCAACGAATGTATTGGCAATAGGATTGCCAGCTGATTCTACAGGTGATGAGTATTACGATAACTTTACTGCAATTCCTAATAATGCTGGTTCTGGTAAGACAGGTGACATTGACTTCACTACTACAGGACACTCAAGTGGCGATAGCTACATGATTATCCTTGAACTAATAAAGAAATATTAAAATTGGCAGTATCAAATAGTAAAAATTTTGAGCCAGATGTAGCAGAGTTTGTCGAAGAAGCTTTTGAACGCTGTGGCATAGAGTTAAGAACTGGTTATGACTTAAAAACAGCCAGAAGAAGTCTTAATTTATTGTTAGCAGAATGGTCAAACAGAGGCTTAAACCAATGGACAGTTGCTGAAAAAACTGTTGCTTTGGTGCAGGGCACAGCGACTTATACAATAGACTCTACGGATGGCACTGCAACTATTGATGTATTGGATGCTTTTGTTAGAGAAACCACAAATAATGAAAATACTGATTTACCCTTAGCAAAAATAAGTAGGTCACAGTATGCTGGTTTATCTAACAAGGGCACCACTGCTAAACCATCACAATATTTCGTTGATAAACAAATAACACCAAAAATAACTTTGTACCCAACACCTGATGTATCAAGTACATATACACTGCACATGAATGTTTTAACAAGAATGGATGATGCAGATGCTGGAGCTGATACTTTAGAAATGCCTTTTAGGTTTTATCCTTGTCTAGCAGCTGGTTTGGCATATTACATTTCTATGAAAAGAGCACCTGAAAGAACTGTTTTGTTAAAACAAATTTATGAAGAGGAATTTGAAAGAGCTACATCACAAGACCAAGATAGGTCTTCTTACAACATAGCTCCTGATTTACGAAGTTACAATTCAGCTAAATGAGTAAATTTGCTAGTAACAAAAATGCCTATGGCATTTGCGATATAACTGGTTTTAGATACAAACTCAAAGAAATGAAAATGACTTGGGATGGCAAGTTAGTCGGTCCTGACCAATATGATGCAAAACATCCACAATTAGACAGAAGACCTATAGCTCTTGATGCTCAAGCTATAAAAAATGCAAGACCTGACACAAGTGATGATAATAATTTCTTTTCTGTCTATACAAATGTAGACAAAGGTAAACTAGGTTCTCCAGCAGTTAGTTTCGGAGTGCAATCAGGATTAGGTGATATTGTAATAAATGAACCAGTAACTAACACAGTTAGTCAAACTTTGTCTTCTTTGTCTGTTGCAAGCTCTTTAGGAACAACATCCTTGACAGGTGTGTCTGCTTCAGAGACTGTCACTGGTATTGGGATTACAAGCTCTTTATTTCCTCCAACTATCACTACAAACGTCACTTTGTATTCGGTTACAGTAGCTTATGGAACTAATTCTTATGGTTCTGGCAATAAATATTTCCTTGATGGTGCATATTATGCAACCATAGACCTTACAGAAGGTAGCACATATAGATTTGACCAATCCGATTCTAGCAACTCAGGACACCCATTAAGGTTTTCTACAACAGCAAATGGAACTCATGGTGGAGGCTCTGAGTATACTACTGGGGTGACGACTAACGGCACTCCGGGTAGTGCTGGAGCTTATACACAGATTACAGTAGCTGTAGGAGCACCTACTTTATATTATTATTGCACTAATCACTCAGGCATGGGCGGACAGGCAAATACAGTTTAATTTAAATGATATAATTAATTATGAGCTTTACTCTTGGAACTTTAAAAACTGCAATACAAGATTATTTGGAGTCTAGCGAGACAACTTTTGTTAGTAATCTTGACACTATAATTAAAGGAACTGAAGATAGAATCTTTGAAATTGTACAATTACCGCAACAAAGAAAAAATGTAACTGGTAACTTAACTACAGGTAATCGTTTTTTAGCTACGCCTTCAGATTTTTATGCTCCTATGAGTTTAGCTATTATTTCAAGTAATGTTTACAGTTATTTGGATTATAAGCATCCTTCTTTTTTAAAAGAGTATGCACCTAATTCAACATCTACAGGAACTCCAAAGTATTATGCTCTTTTTTCAGACGAGTCATTTACTGTAGCTCCTGTACCAGATGCAAATTTTACAGTAGAATTGCATTACTTACATAAACCAGCCTCGCTAACGAGTGGAAGTGATAGTGGACAGACAATACTTTCAAAAGATTATCCAGATGCCTTGCTCATGGGTTGTCTTGTTGAAGGTGCGACTTTTCTTAAAGAATCTCCTGATACTATTGCTTCTTATGAAGCGAGGTTCAAAGAGGCAGTCAGTAGAATGAAAAATCTTTCAGAAGGTAGAAAAGTGAAAGATGAGTACAGATACGACTCTTTAAGAATTGGAGTTTCCTAATGAAAATAGAAAAACTTAAGGGTGCAAAGGTTGCCCTTCTAGGTCTTGGTGTATCACAAATAGATTTTGTTATTGGTGCTGAAAACAGTAAAGAGTGGGATGAGGTGTGGGGTATAAACTCTGCATGTGGTGTTTTTAATTGCGATAGAGTTTTTATGATGGACCCAGCAAGCAGATTTTTTGATACCGAAGATGCAGGCAAACAAACCAAAGTATTGAGAAGAATATTGCCAATATTGTCAGTTCCTGTTTATACCTGTGAGCTTGATGATAGAGTGCCAAGTGCAGAGCTCTATCCGTTAGAGGCAGTATGCAATGAAACAAAAAGTGCTTACTTTAACAACACTGTAGCCTACGCAATAGCTTTTGCATTTTACAATAAAGTAGATACTCTTGAGCTATATGGTATTGATTTTTCTTACACAAACAATATGCACTTAGCTGAAGCTGGAAGAGCTTGTGTAGAATATTGGTGTGCTAAAACTATGGATGGCGGTATGAAAATTGGCGTTAGCCCAAGAAGTGGTTTACTAGACGCAAACGTACCGATTACAGAAAGATTGTATGGTTATCACAGATTAGAAGACCCTTATGTTGCAGTGCCTCACGAAGATAGGTGGATAATTGAAAAAAGTTCTAAAATTAATGAAACACTGCAAAAAGAAAATATGTCGTTGATGACAGAACCTGTAGTGCCACCAGAACCATATAAAGGATAATGTCAGATAATTTTTTAGATTTAGGCAAAATAAGCGTACACACAACTCATAACAAAGGTCATGACCCTGAGTTTTGGGCAGAGCAAGCAACAAATAAAATATGTGAAATTTCTAGTCATGCTCCAGAGCATGTAAAACAACAAGCTTATGCTTTTCGCAATCATGTTTACACAGTGATACTTTATGCCATAAAAAGCGGTATATCATCAGATAGAACAACTGTGGTAAACTTGCTTAGTAAACAAGGTCATGGTGACATGGCTAAAATTATTAAGGAGCTTTAATATGGCAATTACATCAGCGATAACTTCAAGTTTTAAACAAGAACTTTTAGTAGGCACACATAACTTTACTGCTAGTTCAGGTCATACTTTTAAACTAGCTTTATATACTTCAAGTGCTAGTTTAGGTGCTGGTACTACGGCTTATACAACTTCTAACGAAGCTAGTGGTACAAATTACACAGCAGCAGGGAATGCTTTAACAAGTGTTACTCCGTCTATTTCAGGCACTACAGCGGTTTGTGACTTTGCAGATTTAACTTTTGGTACTGCTACAGTTACGGCAAGAGGTTGTTTAATTTACAATGATACGCAAAGTGATAAAGCAGTTGCAGCTATAGACTTTGGTGGTGATAAAACCTCTACAGCAGGTGATTTTACAGTAGTGTTTCCTTCACCGACTGCTACTGGTGCAATCATTAGATTAGCTTAAGTTTTTTACAACATGTTAAACTTCTTGTTTAAGAAGGTTTAATCTATGGCTTTAACTAAATTTAATTTTAAATCTGGTGTAAATAAAGAAGAAACTAGCCTTTCTAACGAAGGCGGTTGGGTAGACGCTAATTTTGTTAGGTTTAGAAAAAATGCTGTTGAAAAAATAGGTGGTTGGGTAAAAGCCGTCACGGTAAGTTTTCTAGGAAGGGCTAGAGGCTTAATTACTTGGACAGCTACTGAGGGAACCAGATACTTAGGTCTGGGCACAACTTTAAAATATTATCTCAGAGAAGGTAATGCTTTTTTTGATATTACTCCTATTAGAGCCACAACTGGAGCAGGAGATGTTACTTTTGCTAGAGTAGCAGAAGGAGACGCAACCATAAATGTATCAGAGACTGGACATGGTGCTAACGCTGGTGACTTTGTTACGTTTAGTGGTGCTGTTTCTTTAGGAGGAAACATAACAGCTGATGTTCTTAATCAAAATTATCAAATAGCTACAATTACAGATTCAAACACTTTTACTATAGAGGCTAAAGATACTAGCGGTGCAACTGTAACAGCTGCTTCAGGTGACACAGGAAATGGTGGCTCAAGTGCAGTCGCTGCTTATGAAATTAATGTAGGCACAGACACTTACTTGACTGGCACAGGTTGGAGTGTAGGTGGTTGGGGCGAAGGTACTTTTGGTAGCACATCACCACTATCAACTAGTAATCAGCTCAGAATATGGACACATGACCATTATGGAGAGGATTTAATTATTAATCCTAGAGCAGGTGGAATTTACAGATGGGTACAAGATAATGGTCTTAACACAAGGGCTGTAGAACTATCTACTGTTGCTGGTGCAAACTTAGTGCCTACCAAAGGATTGCAAGTAATAACTTCCGAGACTGATAGACACTTAATAGTTTTGGGCTCTGACCCAATAAATAACTCAGGCACAGCTAGGACTGGAGCAGTGGACTCTATGTTAATTTCTTTTTCTGACCAAGAAAATTTATTAGAGTTTGAGCCTAGAGCTACTAATACTGCTGGTTCTTTAAGACTTTCAAGTGGCTCTACTATTGTAGCTGGTACAAAAACAAGACAAGAAATAGTTGTTTGGACAGATACAGCTTTGTACAGTATGCAATTTATAGGTCCGCCTTTAACTTTTTCTTTAAATTTAATTAATGAAGGCGTTGGCTTAATAGGTCCTAAAGCTTTTGCTAATTCACCAAACGGTGTATTTTTTATGAGTGAATCTGGGTTTTATGTCTATCAAGGCTCAGTGCAAAAACTTCCTTGTAGTTTGCAAAACCATGTTTTTAATGACATAGATGCTTCACAGGCATACAAGTGTCATGCTGGATTAAATGCTGAGTTTGCTGAAGTTTGGTTTTTCTATCCTTCACTCTCTGAAGGGAGTGGAGAAATATCAAAATACGTTATCTATAATTATGAAGAGCAAACTTGGAGCTTAGGCTCTTTAACAAGACACGCATGGCTAGACAATTATGCTAATTCAAAACCTATAGCTTCTGGTGTATCTGGTAATGAAAGCTACATTTACGACCATGAATCAGGCTCAAACGATGACACGCAAGCCATGTCAAATGTATTTATAGAGTCAGGTGATTTTGATGTGGCAGATGGTGATAACTTTGTGTTTATTAAAAAAATAATACCTGATATACAATTTTTAAATGATTTAGGAGCCTCACCAAATGGTGCAATCAATTTGGTTTTAAAAGAAAGAAACAGCCCTGCTGGTTCCCTGTCTACAAGCTCTACTTCACAAATTACAGCATCTACAGCTAGAAATGATGTGAGAATGAGAGCAAGACAATTTGTTTTGCGTTTCGAGTCTGATGATGATTTGTCACCAGAATCAGATAAAAAAGATTTTAAATGGAGGCTTGGTAGTACCAGAGTAGATTTACAGCAATCAGGAAGAAGATAGATGGCTAAAATCTTAGAAACAAACCTGCCTTTTGCACAAGGAGAGGTAACTCCAGAACTGTTTAATAAATTAATTAGAATATTAGAAATTAATTTATCAGCAGTAGACCCTGACAAAATACCATCATTTACACAAACAGAAGCAGAAACTCTTAGCTTTGCTACAGGTGCCATAATATTCAATACAACTAACAAAGTTCATCAAGCTTTTGATGGCACAAGACTAAGAAATTTATACGCATCCGAAGCTATTACTTCTGGATTTAGTGGTACAATAAGCCTAGGTGTGGTGACTGTTACTATAGGATAGTAATATGAACGAGAGATTAAAAGAAAGAATACAAAATTTTGCAGAGATTGGAGCTGAAGTAAATCAACCTATTCGTAGAGCACCGCCTTTCATAGCCTCAGACAAAGGATTTCAACTTATGCCAGACATTAGGCGTGATGGACTTATACCTCCAAGGCGAGAAGGAATGCAAACTTTGCCAGACATCAATCGTGATGGACTTGAACCTGATTACTCAGGAGCTATGCAGCTCATGAAACAAATTGAAGATGCAGGAGGCAGGGTATCTGAAGGAGAAAGAAGACTCTTCATGAATATGAGCCCTGAAGAGTTAAAAAACATGAATATGGATTTTTCAAGAGGAGTTGTAGACGATGCCAAAGGAGCTATTTCTAACAGAGAAATGGAATTATTTGAAAGATTGTCTCCTAGCTATGATGTAGATATTGATGGCAGAGACTTTCAGTTTGAAGGCGATGGCGGTTTAGATTTAATGGGCTTGAGACAAAGACTTGGTTTAGAGCCAATGTACGATGCAACTGGAACAAGATTTGATGAAGTAATGGTCATGCCAGAAGCAGAAGCTTTATCACAGATGGGAAGAGGCAAAGATACTTTGCTTGGACATTTAGAAGCTGGTGATGTTGTCGTGCCACCAGATGTTTTAGAAAACGACCCAATGTTGGCTGATGTATTAGAAGAAAGAATGATGATGGCTGGAGTAGACCCAGCATCGAGAGTTGCAGGTTTGGGTATAGCTTCCTTAAATCCTAATACAGGTTTAGAAGAATTTGGTTTATTTAAGAGTATAAAAAAGGTTGTTAAGAAAGTAGCACCTTATGCAGGAATAATAGCAGCTCCATTTACAGGTGGCTTGTCAGCAGCTTTGATTGGTGCTGGTGGCGGTTTACTATCTGGTAAAGGATTAAAAGGAGCTGCTCTCGGTGCATTAGGTGGTTTTGGTGCAAACGCAGCTTTAGGTAAATTAGGTCTCACAGCTTCTGCTGTTAAAGGTGCTGGCGGATTAATGCCAGCATTAAAAGGTGCTGGAGCAAAAATCGCTGGCGGTTTGAAAGGCTTGAAGGGCTTAGGTAGCTTAGGAGGGCTAGGTGGAGCTATAAGTGGTGCACAAGGCGGTAGAGGTGGTATGGGCTTAGGAAGTTTATTAGGAGCTGGTATACCTGCTGCTTTACTGGCAAAGAAAGCTTACGATGAAGCAAAAGCTGATAAAGGCATACAGCTTACTCCTATGAATCAATTTGACAGTTTAGGTAGATTTAATATAGAAGCAGAAATAGCAAGAAGAACTGGAAAAGAAAGACCAAACCCTGTTGAGTTTGGACTGTTACCTGAATTACCTGAACTTTCTGGTGGTAAACCAATACAGCGTGCAGCTTATGGCGGTCCAGTTATGGCTTTTGCCGAAGGTGGTGATGTAGCTATGGAAGACTTTCGAAGAATGACAAGAGATATAAATGGTGCAGGCACAGAAACAAGCGATGACATACCAGCTATGTTG